CGTGCGTTAAAGCTCAGTCGCGGGAGTAGATAGAGCAGATTTACGCGGTCCTCCAAAAACAAAAAAGCCCGGTGGCCTGATGGCCACCGGGCGATTTAGCAGGTCAGCAGTTTGTTAAGCCACATGCCACCCACGGAGGTGCGGCTCAAACGCAAAAATCATCCCCGTAAAGAAGCAAACAGCCGGCAATCGAACGACACCGGCCGCTACTTGATGGATTTCCGCCAATATAGCGTGCGCGGCCAGGCCCATGGATATTGCGGCTGGTACAACCGATAGCCGGCCCGAATGAAATTGTTCGCGGAGACGACGTTGTCGGTGGTATCCGAAATGACGGAATTCCATCCATTGTGCCGCGCGCGCAATTCCAGGGCACGCGTCAGACGCAATTGAAGGGCGTTGCCGCAATGTTTCTTCAACACGCCGACGCGACAAAAATACCCGGAATTGAACGCGCGCGTGGACGGAATGAGGCCAGCGAAGGCCACTGGGTGGCTCTCGCGATAGGCGAGCCACCAATGTCCTCGATCGAATTCCGGCATGGAAGCGCCGTCAAAAAATGTCAGGCGGTGCAGGTCTGCCAGCGTATCCGCGATTTCGTCGTCGTGCCCGTCGACTTCACGGATCCTGTACATCGGCTTGACCTTCGAACTATTGGCGCATGATCTCGCTGACAGCGGGAGAAGATCACCACGTTTCACGCGATGCGAGGTCGCGGTACGGCATTCAGCTAGCGCGCAACGGCGCCAAGCACTGAAGAAAGAGCCTCGTCGATCGACTGCGATACGATCAACGCGGACCTCGCGTCGAGATGAACGCCGTCTGCCCAACGCAACTCTCCGCGCGCAAGATCGAGCTGCAGCCACCGATCGGAACCGGAAAATTTCGCTTGGACAATTTCTTTGGTAATTTTTACAGATCGGGATTGTTCGAGTGGCGCTGAATAGGGAAGCTCGAAAAGCAGCAACCGGGATCCCCTTTGTTCGACAGCCAGCATCAATTGCTGGATTCTCTCCACATTCATCCGCGTGATAACCGTCGGATCTTCCGCGTTGTGTTGCTCGAGCGCGCGCTCCGCATAGACGCGGTTGTCGAACTCGCTAGGCGGCTGTTCCAGCAACCGGCTCAAGGCGGAAGAAACCTGCTCATGGCGCGGGGCGGCGTGGCGCCAATTCTCGTAAGCCGCAACAGCGGTTCTGATTGGACGAAAAAGCACCGGCTCGGCGGTGCCTCTTCTCGAATACCTTTCGACCAAAGCTGCATCTGTCGGCCGGGACAGCACGTTCGTCTCAACCAGGATGATCTTGGGTAGCCGCGGCTGATTTACCACGATTTCCAGGCCCGTTAGAGGTGAGCCCCCGCCGATCGCCAGATTCCGTAGCGAGCGCGTCGCAAAGTATTCCTCATTGAGCCGAAAGGTAAGTGAACTACCTACGAGCACGACGTCGGGAACGGGCTCTGTCGCATACCGATTCAGCGTGATCATTGCTCCGTCGCGGACGGTCGTCGATGGCAGTTGCAGCCCATTACCGAACCAGGCGGTAGCCAACCCGCAGGCAGACAGCAGCATCACCGTGCTAACGGCCCATTTTCCAAACCACTGGACGACCGGTACTTGTTGCATGCCCACGGCTCAGAATTGGAAATAGATAAAGGAGGTCTCGGGACCGGCTTCAAGATACATCAGCGCGGCCATCGCACCATACAGATAGGGCTCGACGCCCGAGAGCGTTCGCTCGAACGCCGAACGGGAGACGAGATGTTGAACCATGACTGGCAACGAATAGAGCAACGCCAGACTGTAATACAGTTTCGGCGGGTTCGGATTTGTGTCCGGAACAAACATTCCAGACAAATAGCTGAGCGCGTGCTCGAAGTTTGGCAGCTTGAAGAAAATCCACAACATGGTGACGCACAAGAAAACGAAACTGATCCGGGCTGCCCGAAAAATGCTCGAGTCGATGAACGGAAGACGGGTGGCGAAGGGTCGCTCGATCACGAGCAAGACCCGTGCAACAGGCCCCACGTAAGATAGCTGAGCCCGGCGCCGTGCCAGAGACCACCAAGCCCCATCACAATCAGCAAATTCAGATACGTTCTGAAGGTGCCGCGGCGATTGCCGCCCAGCGGGATATAAAGATACGTCCGCAACCAGCTCGACAGTGAGATGTGCCAGCGGGTCCAGAATTCGGAAAACGACACGGAAGTGTATGGAAGGTTGAAATTGATCGGAAGCCGGTAGCCGAAGAGCAACGCCAGACCTATGGCGATCGCCGAATACCCAAAGAAGTCGGCGTAGATCTGGTAGCTATACATAAAAATCAGCAACCATCGGTCCTGAGTCCGAAGCGTCTCAAAGAGGGGGAAATCCATATAGGATGTCATCTCGTTGAGGTTGTTCGCGACGTATAGCTTGAAGAAAAAGCCCGTCAAAATCCATTTCACAGCCTCGACCAGCGGAATTTCTGCAAAATATTTCGGCTTGATCTGCGGCATGAACATTTCGGCGCGCGTAATCGGCCCCGAAACCAGCTGCGGAAAAAATATGATGTACAGGAAGACGCTCGTGAGATCGGGTGGTGCGCTTTTCTGCTTGGTAAGATCCACAAGCAAGCTGATGTTGTGGAATACGAAAAACGAAATCCCGATCGGTAACGGCAATTTCAAAAGGAAGCCGATGGGCCCAAGGTCGGCCAAACTGGGAGATGTTGGCTCCACGAATAGAAATTTGTATTTAAAGAACGCCAACAACATGAGATTGAAGGCAATCCCTACCGGCAGCCATACTCGGCGATCCCGGAGAGCCAAAATCAAAAACAGATAAGTTCCGAAGACGGCCGCAGCCAGCAACGGTAGAAGTTCTGGCTGACCATAACCGTAGAAGAACAAGCTGGCGACAACCAGCCATTGAATCTGAAATGGCCTTAGCGGCGGGAGGTAATACGCCCCAAATACGACCGCAACAAATACGCCGAACTGCCACGATGTGAAAGTCATGCCGCCCCATGAATAATCATGAGGAATTTAGCATCACAGCGTGAGCGAGCCAATATCGTCTGATCGACAAAGACAAATCATTTGCTGAGCAAGACCTTGATGCCGAGCCACACCGCCCCGACAAACCCCGTCACGATAATTGTAATCACAGCCTTGAAGGTATAGCTCTGCGCCTGTTCGACGCTTTTGCGCCAGCGTCTTAGGTGCTGGAAGTCCGCGCGCAATTCCTTGCGGTCCTCTTCCTCGATTCCAAAGGAAGTCAGGATGGTTGCGATGGTTCGGAGAACCAGGGTATCAATATCGTCGCGATGAAACCTTTGTTGTTCGGCCAACGTCTCGACGACAATAGCTCTGATATCCTCGTCGGGTATGGCGCTCATGGTTCGACCAACTCCAATGTCATCGTTTGATGATCCTCGCGACGTTTTCAAATCCCCGTTTGGCGAAATAGAACGAGACCACAAGGTTCGATGTAACGGACGCAAACCCCGCGAGAGGATCGGTCGTTCCGAGTCCCAACACCTTGTCCCACACCAAAAGTTTGCCAAAATAGATAGCGACGCAAAAACCCATCAACTTGTCGGGTTCGTACCAATGCCCGATTTCGGCGATACGATATTGCGAGATCGCGCTCGTTTCCGACACTTGCGCCGCGATTTCGCTCGCCGCCAAATCCGCAGCGATCTTGTTGTCGACGTTGCCGGCCTTCAGCTTGGCATTATAGGCATCGACCAATCCCTTGATGACCGGGCCGCCCAGGAAGGAGATGATCGCCATCCACATCTCAACTTACCTTTCGAATTGACCGCAACCGGGCGATGATCGTCACGATGGAGATACCCAACAAAATCCGGCCGACAATCTTCGCATCGCCAATCGCGATGGAGATTTGATCCCTCAGGTTCGGGTCGCCCAATGCGTCCGCAACCGTATCAATGGCCTGCATCAGAGTACCCGCGAGAGCCAGGCAGTAACTCCACGCGATGGTCAAAGAATTGAGGCAGCCGGCCTTGATGCGCGTCCACATGGCTAGAGCGCCGCCTTGAGCGCGGCAACTTTGGCCTCGAGCGCCCTGATGTAAGATTCTGCGCCGGTGACCAGGACCGTGATCTTGTCCTTCGTGAACCAGCACAATGCAAACCCGGCAGCAACGGCGGTGAAAGCAACTATTGGCGTCATGGTCGTTTCCTTATGAAGTTGAAGATGGCGAAGAGCACGGAAGCGATGAACGCGCCGATGGAGCCCTTTGACGGATGACCGATGGAGGGCTTTGCGATGTCCGGCGAAGGAATCTGGATGGTCGGGGCGGGTCGGGCTGAGGCAACCGGTACACCCGAAAAGGCGATGCTCGGATCGAGCTTCATCATCGCCAGAAGCAACCCGGCGCAGCCGAGTTGACGGTCGACCGCTTCGGCGTCGTAGACACCGTCGCGGACATATTTTCCCGATATGTATTGATCGGTACCCGCCCAGATATAAGGCGACGGCCTGCCGCGGGCGGCATAACCAAGCCCGTTATATTCCTCGAGCATGGTCAGCGTGCCGCCGATGCTCCAGTCCTTGTTGCGCGCGGCATAGGGCGGGCAGTTGATCAGCGCATCGACCGCCGCCTCCGCCCACGATTCAAATGGCCCGCGTCCAGCGGGCACGTGAACCGAAACCTTGTTCCAAGGGTCGCCCTGCGCCAACGACCGCGTCCAGTCCTGAGAGGATTCCCGTTCGTGGACGACTGCGATGACGGCCCAAGGCACGCCGGTTTCTGAAGAAACCGCCCGATAGACGGATTTAGCCAAGGGAGAGACGAGATGTGTTGCAACAGAGGAGAAATCCCGCGTCAGCCCGACCTTCGCCCAGCGCTCCGCATTCGCGCGTTTAAGCGCGACTAGATCGGTCATTACTTGCTCACCGTGAGTGTGTGGGATAGATAGGCGTGCCTTGGAAGTGGTAGCCGCCAGTGGAAAAAAATAACTTTTTACCGCGCATTGAATCGTTGCGCGGTATCGCTGCCCTCGTGGTGGTCGGCTATCACGTCGGTGGTCAACTATCGGAAAGCCCCGCATATGGCGGGTTGGACGCTTTCGCCTACCGGACACTTGTGGCGCTTTCAAACGGCGTTGGCGCCGTCGTTACCTTTTTTGTCTTGAGCGGCTTTGTGCTTGCGCGATCGCTCGACGGAAATTCCGATCCAATCAGATTCTTCCGAAGCCGCTTATTTCGGCTGTTTCCAGCGGCGTTCGCCGTCGTCTCATTGCTGACCGCCCTTCACTGGCGGTTCGGAATTTACGTTGGATACGAAGCATCGTTCGACCCAATCGACGTCATTCTGAATATGCTGATGATCCGAAGCGATATTAACGGCGTGATGTGGTCGATGACGGTCGAATGCGCGGCAACGCCATTAATCCTGTTGAGCTTCTGGCTATTTCGTAAATATGGAGAGCGGCCGCTTTGGAGTCTGGTCGCAATTCTTCTCGTTTTGTCTTCTTGGGGACCCTACGTTCATCTGCTCGGCGGCTTCACCAGTCTGGCGCCCTTGTATGCTTTCGTCGTCGGAGTGCTCTTACATTTTCGGGGCGCCTCGATTGCGTCGCTGATCGGCCAAAAGCGAGCGACCGTTGCGGGTATTGCCGCAATGGCTGTCTTTTGTTTCTGTGGAACGAGGACACAAAGCGCGCTGGTTTTGCTGCTGGAATGCCTGAGCGCCGCGACATGGATCGTGTTGATCGTCTGGCATCCGACGAAAAATCTCTTCAAGCCGCTCGACTTCAAGCTCGTTCGGTTTTACGGGCGGATTTCGTATAGTTTCTATCTACTCCACCACCTGGGCATCTCGTTTGCTTTTCGCCTTTTCGATCCATTGGCTCTCAACGCGTCAGGAGTACCTTTATCCATCACAATGGCTTTTGCGACTCTTGGATCTATCCTGTTGACGACGCCGGCAGCCTATTTGGCCTGGCGGTTTATCGAGGTTCCTGCCATCAGACTTGGATCAATATTGGGCGAGCCATCGACCCTGCGGGCGAGTAGGCAAACCTCTTGATAAGCCGTGACGACGCTCGCATCGTTGCGATAATTACGTGCGCCGCCTCTCGGGTTAACGTGGACATTTTTCCAGGACTTCCATTTCCCGTACCTGAGATCGATCATTACTTGCTCCACTATGGAGTGTAGTGGTATTTTTCCTACTCAAATGGAGAGCGCTGCATGAGAGACGAAGCTGCAGGATTTTATGTTGGCGTAATCAATCAACTGATCGAAGCAGGCACGGTATCAATACCCGATAGCGTTCTTGTCGTTTGTGGTGGCCCTTTGGACGAAATGGTGATGCGCCAAGCCGGGCTGTCTGATTTCACGATTTCAAATCTGGACGATGGAGCAGCTAACCATCGGCAAGATGCGGAAAACCTGACCTTTGACGATGGGTCATTCGATATCGTGGTGGTTCACGCTGGGCTACACCATTGCCATTCGCCGCACCGCGCATTGCTCGAAATGTACCGTGTCGCCCGCAAGGCGGTAATCGTTCTAGAAGCGCGGGATAGCCTCGCCATGCAGATAGCTAAGTTGGCGGGGTTTACGCCTGATTTCGAACTGGAGGCCGTTACCCACGAAGGCTACGAAAGCGGCGGCGTAGGTAACGGTCCAATTCCGAATTTTATATATCGATGGACAGAGCGTGAAGTTGAAAAAACCATCCGAAGCTTCGACCCAGCCCATGTAGAACAGATTAGATATTTTTATGGTCTGCGGTTGCCTAGTCTTCGCTTTGAAAAAACAAATAGACCGTTACGGCGCATTGCACTCAGAGCTCTTAGGCCTGCCGCAATAGCGTTTTCAAAATTATTTCCGAAACAGGGAAATCAATTCGGGTTTGCGATTATCAAGACGGGAAAGCTGAGACATTGGCTTGAATACAATAACGGAAAAATACGCGTTTCGAGCCAGCGCGCCGAACAACTTGGTCAATCGTATAGGCCTACCTAGCCCACAAATGAGCTGCGAATGGCGGCAGGTCATTTGTCGTCGACGAGTTTAAGACGAGGGAAAATGATAGCATCCGAGAAGCGACGCCGCCGAAATTTCTACGACGCTTAGGGCAACGGGATTGCGTTAAATTATCCGCAAAATATAATTACAGATGATCGTTGGCTGCGTAGTCCTAAACGGATTGCTAGTTCCGCCTTGCGGGGTGCCGGCGAATGTTGATACGGCCTGAGAAGCGGAGAAATTCGCTGGCTGTTGTGATGGGCCACCGCTGCCTGTTTGAACTGATCCGCCGCCCGTCACAGCATTGCTAGATATCGTAATTGCTCCATTGCTGATCGAGCCGGACGGCGTATACGGCGGCAAATTTGGCACGAATAGTGTGGTATTTTCCAAGCCGCCCACCGCGCCCAAATTGGTAGAATTTCCTCCGAAATAAGTTGATGTCAGCCGCGATGCCGAATTCTCCATCATCGCCGAGACACGACCTGTTTTATCAGGAACGTTGAACGTCGTCGAACCGTCGCCGGCACCAAACCGCGTTCCCCATCGGGCGAATGCAGTGGCATAAGTGGTCCGAGAGATCGCCTGGCCTTGTGGGAAAATGAAGGAACTGTTCGGCGTGATCGTATCCCAATAATCCATGCCGCCTAGTAGCGGCACGCTATACGGACTGCCAAAGAAGCCTTGCAGATAGAATGCACCGTCCGCGTTGTTATATACTGCGACGTAAGGCGTGCCTTGAATGATGGTTCCGGCGAGCAATTCGGTTGAGGGCGCGGAGCGCAGTGGTTTTGCACCCAACGAATCTACATTCAGCGTCACCGTCGCCCCGTTGGTGGTGTGTGGCGTGAACGCGATCATTTGTCCGTTGAGATGGGCCAGCGTATCGAATACCTCGTAAGAGGAAACCGTGTATGCGGTCGACGTGCCTCCGGTGACGATGGCGCCGGCGATATCGTCGCGGTATTTCGCGGTCGCCGCCATCATGGCCCGCGCGGAATCGTTCACACTGGAAGGCGATTGTCCTTCGGCCCAGTTGATCGTGCTGTCTGCGGTGGCGTCGGACGCGGCCGTCTGCGACCATTTATAGAGTGTCATTCTTCGCTTTCCCTTGAAATGAAAACGGCGACCTTCAGGTCGCCGTTGGAATTTCTTCTTTTAGTTCTGAACGGCGACGCAGCGGGAAGACCGTTCGGCTTTCCCCTTGGACTTTACCTCCGGATATTTTTACGTTCTCCCTGTCCCTCGCCGCCCAAGTCGAGATATTGCGAACAGGGGCACGCCGGCGCACGAGCGGTCAGGAGGTTGCGGATCACGCCAATCGGCACGCCAGGGCTTTCCTTCGCGACGGCATCGGCTCTCGCGTTGACGATCGCCTCGATATCGTCACGGATTTGCTTGATACGATCTTCAAGCGGGGCCGCGAGCGTCGCTTTCGTGTTCTTCGAAATCATCCGCTTCATTTCCTTTTGTTGTTTCGCGTTGCGGCGATTGTACCGCCAGCTTCTGCCGCAGGGAGGCGGCCTCGTTTTGCGCGCGCCGCAACGCCTTTTCGCGCTGCTCCTCGTGCGCGGCGACATAGACCTGCAAATCGTAGGGCAACGTCTTGAAGCGTTGCTTGCGGTCGGCCGGCCAGGAACGCGGCGGTGCGATGCCGGCCGCTTCGCTGATCGCGGCGGCCACGACGCCGCCGAGCGTGGGGTCGGCAAGCCCGTGCATAACATGGGCGCGTGAAATTTCCCGAACCGCCGGCCACAGCCGTTCAATGCCAAGTGAGGCGCAATCGGCGATGAATTTGGCCACGGCCGCCGGCGCCGCCGGACAGAAGGAGGCCCCGTTCAATTCGCACCATCGTGCAAACAGGGGCGCGGCACGCGATCTCGCCTGGGCGAGCGCCGCCAGCACCGGGCTCGTCATCGCGCCCGTCAGCGTTTGGCTTTGCGCAGCGCCTCATGCACGCCGCCCATTTTCTTGCGCAGCTCCATGAGTTGTACCTGCCGACGCAGATTGTGCGTACCGGAATCGATCTCGCCTCTCAATTCGGTATCGAAATTTTCCAGCGCCGCCGCCCGCTTCTTCAAGCCGTAGAGCGCGAAATTTTCCACCATCTCGTCGGCCGGCATCGGCTTGCCGCTGAGTTTCTCGGTGACGGATTCCGTGCGTTCGATGAAGTCCCGGTTGTCATCGGCCATCGGTCATTTTCCTGTTGGAGTGGAGATTGTCGTTTCGGGGCAATACGCAGCATCGAGCCGGAGTCGCGGAATCAATTGGGGGTCCAAGCGAAAGACGCGCGTCGGGGATTTCCTGGCGGGTACCCGGAAGCTCACGCTTGGGGTGGATCGCGCCACCTTTAGCGCGGTCGTTGGGTAAACCACGGTTGCAAGGGATCGTCGTTATAGAACCCGCGCAGTTGATCGGCTTGCGATGACGGTGCCACTTGCGCTGGGTCCTGCGGATTGATGCCCGCCATGGCGGCGATCCAGTCAGTGATGCCACCTGAGGAGTTCAAACTATCGGGGAGAGCGAACTGCGCTGTGGGTGCACTCGGTTCGAATGCGGATGCCGGCCAGTTATTCCGAAATCGATCGCCGTCTTAGCGTCAAAATCCGCTGGAACGATGATGTACCCATTAGCATTCGTCCCGATATGATTGTGGCCCGAATCGAAAAGATTATAGGAACTCTGGACCTGATTGGGCGATACGATCGGATTTCCGTTTATGTCTCTCAGAAATTTTGCTTCAACATACTGTTTCTTGTCATTGGTCCGCACATAAAATGTATCCGGCATTAAAATTATCCCTTAAGCGGCACCTCAAGAAAGCTAGTCACCTACAGTCTGCGTTCAAAACATAAAAATTATCGCGCAAGTGCGTTGCGTAAAACCTGCAGGCTCTCATTTCATCCAGGTCCCCACCAAATGCGTCAATTTCATCCAGGGAGAGGCGGCCATCGGGGAGAGAGCGGGAGCCAGAATATGCAAATAGCTTATTGACGCTTCCTGACGACTGCCATTGTAGAATAACTGCCGCAGCTCCACCACCAGCAGCGCGTATCTGATTCCTGAAACCACGCTCATTAAGCAATAAGAAAACCCTGTCGGCGAGAGAAAAAAATTCACTCCTGAACCAAAACGACAGGCATGCGAAGGCGACGAAGAGAAAACGGCAAGCCACCGCTGATCGTTTTTGCCGGCCTACCAAAGCAACGATCGCGCTAATCGCAACCACGGCCGTCAAGGAAAAAAACACAATTAGAAACAATGCATCGAGAGTGAAGCTATCGCGAGATTCACCAATCGCTAAGTAGCTGTCGAGGAGGCTCACAAAAAAATAAAATCCGCCTGCCAAAAGAAGTGACAGCAGACAGAAAACTCGCCTTCCCACCAAGCCAACTTGCTGTGCGTAGTATTTACGTAACACGATACGCTCCCAAAAAGTGCTGCGTCCCCCGTCTATCGTTCGCGACGGCCCCGCGCGCTAAGGCAATGATCGAGAAATTGTTGCGCTGTCCAACGCTGGCCGTTTGCCAGCCTTACCGCGCTTTCAGCCATTCAAACCTACTTTGGCGGATCTGCCCATACATACGAATCTGTGGATACGAGACCACAGTTTGACAACTCCATGCGCGCGCCGACTTCCCTTTTCTTCGGCTCACCTATCGTCTCGCCGCCGCTCAGATTAACCTTCCATATGATGACGCCGAGGATACTTCTGGTTTTTACGGCACTGCAGCAATCGATTCGACTACGGCTAAAGTCCGCAACATGAGGCTTCGTATCGATGTATCCGGGTCTCTCGTGAGGATAGTAGAAACGAGCTTTACCAATCCGCATTTGAGCTTGCTTGATTGCATCGTCTTCCGACTGAATGATGTGGTCGCCTTGCTCACAAACATTGTTCAAGCGATAGGTAAAGTTGGCCACGAACCCGACAATCAAAGCAGCAAGAGCGAGGAAGAAATTCCTCCAACGAAAAATCTTCCTCAACATGGGAATCCCTCGTCGTCACGCGACTCAAAGGAACTTCCTTGGAACAAAACAGGAACAACGTCAACTCCTCCGACGCGGACTAAATCTCTATACACCCACCTCTTCAGCGCTTGCTGGATCGCCTGGCGCTGTAGAGCGCAACCGCGTCCTTGATGTTGCCCGAGCTTGAGAGTCTCGCAGTGAGCGTTCGCAGATCCGCATGCTCGCGCTCGGCCGCGGTGCGGGCGACGCCGGGGCGTTGCACCGGCGGCACCGGCTTTGCGGCGGCCGTGTCCTTGGCTTTCATCATCAGGCGATATTTTCCGGCATCATACATCATGCGCTGGAACACGGCGTTGCGCATCAAGGGTTCGTTGTTGAAAAGCCTGAACAGTTCGGCCGGCTCGACGCCGCTTGCCTTGGCGGAGGCCATGATCTCCGCTGAGACCGCGCGCTGGATTTCTTTCGACTCGCCTTTCAGCATGGTTTCAAGGCGCGCGTCTTCGGACTTGGCGTAGCTGTGAAAATTCTGCCGCGCCATTTCCGCTTGGCGACGGTCTTCTTGTTCCCGCTGCGCGAACAATTGCTCGGTGGTCGCGATCATCGCCTTGACGCGAGCGAATCTCTGCGGGTCTTGACGCGACATTTGCTCTAGCGCGACGGGCAGGCTTTCCGGCGCAATATTTGCCAATTCGGGAAACTGGCTGAGAAAACTCACCTGCGCAATTTGTGTCGCCGCCGCCAACCCGTCGAGATAGTTCTGCCGGGTTTTCTGGGCCTCGCCGATTTTCTCCTCGATGGCCTGGAGCACTTGCGGATGTTGCAGCGCCTTTTCGAGTTCGGGGTCGAGCTCCGCGGCCGCGCGATTGTCGCCTTTCTCCGCCGATTCAACCGATGGATTTTCGGAAGCGGCGTTGTCGGTCTCCGTCTTGTCGGCTTTGTCTTGCGGTGGCTCAAAGCCGTAAAATTCGGCGGCGTCGGGATCCTTGGCGAGAGCCTCAGCACGCAGCGCATCGACGCGCGCCGCGAGCGCTTTGCCTGTTTCATTTTCGATTGCGAATTTATCGAGCGCTGTCGCGTCGGCATAGTCGCGGGCCGCACGTGCCAGCGTGATCGCTTCATTCGCCGCAACCGGCTTTCCGTTGTCGTCGGTGTATTCCCGAACGACGATTTCTCCGGAGGAACCGGATCGTTCCGCCGCCGCCTCGCGTAACGACGCGCTGTCGCTGCCGAGTCCTTCCTCCTCACCCTTCTTCTTCGGGTCCGGCATGGGCGCAAAGCCGGCATTGGCGAGTTCGAATGCGGCGCCGGTCAGCGCGGGATCGGGTTCATTGGCCATATTGGCACTCCGGTGGGAATTGGTTCTGGGCTTGGCGCGGCGGGCCGACGAGATTTATTGTCGCGGGTTAGCAGGTCGCGGCAAGGAGAAAAACGTTCAGCAGGCGGCCTCTTGGCGCTTCAATCTGCGCCCAACAAAAGATTGATCTGGTGAATTTTATCGATCATGAGAAGAGATCAATTGAATTCTGGAAATACCTCGATGCTCAGGCTTATCCGCATGTCGCTCAAACGCGCCATATGAGACCACGAGAGAACATCGCCAATATTGACATCGCCTGGTAGGTCCACGACCAAGGAAATGGAACCGCCGGTCTTTTCAAGTTCAACCAGAAAATTCTTGTGCGGCTCCAGCCTGTCTATCAGGTTCACAACATCCGAAAAGAATAAGCGGTTTCTTTCAACGCGAAACCAATGGCTCCACACGCTGTCCGTATGAAGCCCTGGAAGAACGACGCCGACGGGGTTCTTTCTTACGCTCCCCACCATCGCGGAACGCCGAGGGGTTAGACCTAGCGTGTTCGTGATCCGGTCGGGATCGATATTTGGATGCCTGATTAAGATCCGAATTGAATATCTCAGCGGACCCCTTTCATCGTCGTCGACTTGCGCGTTCGTCATCGATCTCGATCCTTTCCGCGCCGCCCGCTGGGCTTACCCGAACCTGTGAAAGTATCCGCAGGTCCATGGTTCTCCCAACTACCATCGGGCTTTTGCGCCCAAACTTCACCCGATGGCGAAATTCTGACGTCATCATTTCCCTGTGCGCCCACGGCTTGTTTAATCTCTGTATGGTCGCCTGACCAGTCTGTCTGATCGATCGGGCGAGACCCCGCGGGAGGCCGGCTGGCGGTATCGTTGTTGAGAACAACTGAGCCGTCCAATGGCGCGGCACTACTGCCTGTCCTGCCGTAGCGTATTCTCCCATACAGTTGCAAGATCGCCCCTGCAGCCTTCATCCAATCCGGCATTTCGGGCATCGGAATCGGCGGCAGGGGCACAGGTGCAGTTGGAGGAAATGGAAGTGGTATTCCTCCGAGCCGATAGCCGGCCTGAACAACATTGCCGCTGTTATCGGGCTGTTGGTTCGCCAGCGCCTGGGCGAGAAGCGCTTTTCCTGCTTCGGGACTGACGGTCGCAAGCGTCGCGTCGTGGTCGCCAAGGACCGGCAACAAAGCCTGGTATTGCGAAGTCAGATTTGACGTTGCCGGTTGAGCATCTGATAACGCCTGGCCGGTATCGGCCAAACCTGGCCACGGCATCGGCTGAAGCGGTTGCGACTGAGAAGCGAATGGCGGCAGATCGAAGCCCGCGCCCGCTTGATCCTGGCCCAGCTGCGGTTGCAGAGCGCGCAGCCGCACGAGCAAGCCACCGCCCTCCCCGAATTTCTGGGGATCAACAAATCCATCGAACAGAGGCATCAGCCTGCCTGATGGATTTTCCGCGAGGCTTCGGTCGCGGCGCGATAGTCGACCGCCTTGTAGCCGTTGATTTCGAGCACGGCGTCGGGCGTGGCCTTCTCCACGTCTTGCGCCATCAGGCCGATGTGGTAGGCCGGCGCTCCCTTGTAGCGAAAGCCATAGACCGGCGTGCCGTCGAACAGCGTGCCGACTTGTTCGATGTCTTCTTTCAGCCGCATATCGGATGGCAGGAATTTGAGAATGGTTCCGATGCCGCCTGCAATTTTTCCGAATTGATCCGCGCCGCTTAGTTGCTGCGTGGCCGTCGTGGTGCCGTTGGTCTGCGACCCGAGCCCGGCAATGGGAACGCCGATTTGCGAAAGCAGGCCCAAGGCTTGAACCGGAATGCCTCTCCGCTGCGCCTCCTCCGCCAACGTTGCGTTGGCGCCGAAATTCTGCGCGGCGAGCGCGGATTGCGCCGCGGTGACGCCCTGCCCCTGATTGGCGAGAAAGTTTTGTTGCAGGCCCGAAAGCGTGCCGGCGGTGGTGTTGCCCGCGTTATAAAGCGCGTTGGCGGCATTGAACTGATTGGCGACATCCTGATTGTACTGCGCGGCGATGACCGGCGCTTCGCCGGCGGCGACACCACGGCCATAGGCCTGCTGGTTGGCACCGGAAAAATCACGCCCGGCGGCCGCGAATTGTCCGTTCACCGAATTGCCAACGTCGGATTGAATCTGCGCAAGCTGTGCCGCGAGCGCGGGGTTGTTGCCGATCAGGCTTCCGTCGGCATATGGCGTCAATTGGCTCTGCAAGGTGTTGAGATTGCCCTGCACGTTGGAGGCTTGCGCATTGGCACCTCCGCCATTCAACAGCGATTGCGCATAGCCGCTGATCTGTCCAGCGAAGGGATTTCCCTGCGCAGCATTGCTTTGCAACGTATTGAGTGCGCCGGTTTCAGCACCCGTCAGGGCGGTATCGTTCAAACCAGTGCCGAGTTGCCCGAGAATATCCTTCAGTATCGGCTGCGCCGCTTCCCAGGGTGCAGTTTGCGACTGCTGCGTTTGCGTCGACGACGATTGTCCGCCCATCGGCTTTGAATCCTTTCCATGGTCAAATTGAACTTCGTTTAGTGAAAAGCGCAGAGCCGGCCGCCGCGTCAGAGCAAGCGGACGCGCGTGCAGCCTTTGAGGATAACTCTCGCGTGATTTCGCCGATCGCGCACTTGACCGCCGCGCAGGCCGCATCCATTGTCTTGAAGCTGAAATCATCTCGCAACGACGCGCAGGCGCGAACCATGACAACCGAGTCGTCCTCGCCGACAGCCGGGCGGCCGCCACAGAAAGTCAAATGGCCGCCGCCGCCCTCTCGCAATATGGCGGCATTCGGGACGAGCTGGCTTTTAGGCTGGCCGCTTTTGGTCTTCGCTGACAACCCTCTCGCCGCACCTTATGAGCCGCTTACGCTTTTACTCGTCGTTCCGGGTGGTGCGATCTGGTTTTACCTTTTCATTTATTTTTACGCTTACTTCTACGAGAAGCTTTTCACGTGGGCCGAGGCACGTTGGCGGGTGGCGAAAACGATCAGAAAAATCCTGGAAGTAATTCCTGAGCTGATCATGTACATGCTCTGCTTCCTTCCCTAGGCTCCACCGTCTTTCCCAATCGCTTTCGGGGTGATCATGGGAAGCGCACCAACTAGTCGCGCGCGCTCACCGGTTGGAATGAATCGAGAAAATCTTGCCGTCGTCCGGACTAGCTCATCATCACGCGTATCGCCAACGCAGGCTAAGCCCATTGGCAGCATTTCACCGATTATTTCTGCGTAGCACCCAGCTTCCCAAAGCGGAGCTGACCGCAAGAATCACAAGCCGTAACCCAAGCTGGCGCACGTCATTGAGAAATCGGGCATCTTGTCCTATATTAAAGTTGGCCGACCGATCGGGGAAAAGCCCAGCCCGGTCTCCCGCGGAGACACTGTCAATAAGTTTGCCTCCGGGTCGGTCACTCCGCTTTTATGCTATGGCGCAGCCTGCGTCAGATTTAGCGGACCGATGCCTCCCAACGCACCGCTAGTCATACGACTCATAAGTCGTGACCCAAGCCGGCGCGCGTCATTGAAAAATTGCGTGTCTTGTCCTATAATCGAACTGGCCGGCCGATCGGGGAAAGGCACAGCCTGATCTTGCGCGGAGGCGCTGTCGAAACTTTTGCCTCCGGGTCGGTCACCGTCCAATTTGTAAAATGTGAGCAGCCAATTCTTGGGATCTCCCGCAAAATTCTTGGGTATGATCGCCAATTGAGCTTGGCCATTTTTCATTGAGATACGCGTCGGACCTTCGCGTGCGACCCTCATGGAGGGCCAATTTTCGGGCAGCATATCCAGCTCACCGGGATGGCGCTCATCGATGTGATCGATCCCATACCCGCGTTCGCCACGTTGACCGAAAATCAAATCGACGCGCCGATCTCCCAATTCCGGATGCGACAGAACACCGGGCGCATCGCCCGTTTTCGCATTCCGTAGCCAGTTCACGGCTTCGACAAAACGATCGTCGAGGCCGGTGACGATCGGGCCGTTGATGCCTTGCCCGGCGATCCGTGCGCCAGCACCCTCATCGCCGTAAGTTTCCGGATCAAATTCATCCGCGTCGCGAAAATTCAGGGCGGCCATCAGCTCAAGTCCTTGTCCATGATGACGTGCTTTTCCTCAAAGCCGTCGAGCACATAGAGCCAACCCTTGCGGCCGTAGATGCGCACGCGCTTGCAGCCCTCGGCTCTCGCGTAAGCCTCGATCTGATCGATCAGCGGAAGCCATCGCTTCATGTCGGAGCCGCCGCACACCGTGATGATGCAGACCTTGCCGATCTCCGAATTGATCAGGATGGTCGCCGCGGCGGATTCGACCGTGCGTCCGTTCCACGCCATCCACACCAGGCTCCGGCCCGAAAGAATGTCGGCCTCGATATCCGCAAAGGCGTTCAGCTTGGTCCGGTAACACGCCGCTTTCAGCAACGGGCCGACACACGGCCAGATCTCGTGAACCCGTTCGGGATCGACGCAAACAAGCTCAACCGATGAGGGCATAGAGAAAGGTTCGCCCCACGGTGGCGGAGTTGGCGTGGGTGATGGTGAACGAACCGTTGGCAACGGCCGACACAAACATGGTGCCGTTGCCGGCCTCAAGCGCCGCGTTGGCGGTGATCGCCGTCAGCAGCGGCGTCGAACCGGAAGCGCAGTTTTTATCCGTCACCACAGTCGTCGCCGCGCTTGTTGCGAGCGTCACCGTTCCGACCGCGTTCGACCGGCCCGCCGCGAGTTGCGCAATGGCGAGAACGATCTTCTTCAGATCGGTCTCGGTAATTCCGGGAACGTAAGCCGTCATAGCCGCCACGTCTCTGGCTTTGCTGGGTCGTAATTGCCAGGCAACCAGCCATTGTCGATGTATCTCGTGATGTTAGCCAGATGAACCGGATTGAGCCGTGTGAATGGCGAATAGGCAGGAAATCCATTGGTGGAGTTGATGCGTCGGCGGATGTGGGGATTGGTCCAAAACCACATTTCCTGGGTGGCATTGTTGAACGTCGCCCATTCGACGTCCTCGAGATGCGAGAGCACGCCGATGCACGTGGCAGGGCCATATGGCGTCATGACATGAAAAGGTTCGATGGGCGTCATCAAATGCTTCCGCTCACAACGTGCCGCTTGTGGTGAGATCGGGAATGACGCCGGCGCAGAATGTCCATGATGTCGCCGCGGGAATTCTCACCTTGAAGCGCGAATAGCGGGTGTCTCGCCTGACGTCGCAGCGACCGGTTCTCGCATTGACCAACACTTCTCTCCCCGCCGTGGCGATCGCCGATGGCGTATCCCGATATGATACGGAACCGTACAGCGTGGCCGCATCTGTCACGGGGCGAAAGCCCCGGATCGCGACGCGGTTTTCATCCGTGCCCTGCTCTGCACTTTCCATCGTTGCTTCCAGATTGGTCCCGCGAAAGAAGCCGAGCACGTGCGCGCCCGAAAACTGTGCGATTTCCGGCTGCACCGCGGTCGCATAAGCGTCGAGGCTCAATGTCATGGCATCCAATGAGGGAGAAATGCTGTCGAGATTTTCCAGCGTCAGACCGGTTTGCGAAATGCCGAGCAGATATTCCCCCGTGACCGAAACCGGGAAAAATCGATCCAGCAGAAAATCGTAGCCGAGCAACTTGTCGTAAGTCCCGACCGTGCCGGAGGCCGATTTATAAGCCCAGTAGACCCGCGTGCTTCGCGGATCCGCCGCCCCCATGAACAGTTGCAAATTGCCGTTGTCGAGATCGGCAAGAAATGTGCGGTCGACCTTTTCGCGGCCGATCTGCACGGGCACGCCGCCGGGCTCGATCTTGTGAAAGCCCTGGCCGGCATAGAAGAAGATACGCTCGCCCGCCCGAATGATCGAATAGGGCGCATAGAGGCCCTTGTCCTGGGTGATGCGGTCGATCTGAAAGATGATCGGTGACCCCGGCACATACGACATCCGCCGGATCGCCTGATCCTGAAAGATGATCCCGGCCTCGCCGCCCGCAACACCTCGGACAATGCCGCCGTCGGGAAAGTCCTGAAAGTCGGAGGAAGCGACACCGCTGGTCCAGCTCGTGGAGGCGTTGAAGCTGTTCAACCCCGACCACTGGATCCGGTAAGGCGTTGAGAGCAGGCCGGACAACACCAGGAAACGACCGACCACGCTGATATAGGCCGCCTGTGGCGGTGAACCCAAGGCATTGCTAAAGGCCGTCGCGGATGAGAGATCGAACACCTGCAGGACGGCGTTCGCTTGCGTTGCGAATACAAGATTTCCCGTTTGCGCAAACTGCCATTGGGCGGTTGAAGTCAGCGCGCCATAGCTTCCCCCGCCCAAGGAAACGTCCGTCCATGTAAAGTCGGTATTGTTGAGTCTGTAGAGCTTCGTTGCAGTGCCCGCGAAGGCAATGACCGTTCCATCCGATTTCAGCGCGTAGAACGCGCCCCTGCACGCGGAGGGAAGCGCCGAGGTGTAGGCCGAAAAGGATGGAAACGGCCCATAGCCGTCGCCGCGCGGAACGACGTTGAGGATGTTCCTCGTGGCCTGGCCCTCATAATCGCTGACGTCGGGGCGATAGTCACCATAAGCGAGCAGCGGCATTATTCAGTCTTCCAGGGATCGGGTTGAATGACGGCTGGCGTCCACGTTTCCGTCGGCTTTGGTTGCGCGGTCCAGGCTTGGGATGACGTTGTATCTCGCGTCCACGCCTCATCCGAAATCGCGCTGGCACTCCAGCTGTCGGCATCGAAGGTTCGAGGAAACCACGCTTCGAAATCGCGCGTAAAGGTCGAGGGATAGCCGGTGACGACGTAGGCGCCGGTGCCGGACACCAACCCGACGCGCAATGGCGCCGTATTTCCCATCATCAGATAGGTGCCCGCCGATGACACGAATTTCGTCGTGAAAAGCGCCGCATTGCCCGATACCGGATAACTTCCCACGCTCGCCGGCAGCATAACGAAAAACGGCGCCGCATTTCCGTTGAGTGAATAAGCGGCGAACGAAGCCGAGATTGTGCGCGAGAAGGTCGCGGCCTTGCCGGCCACAACGAAATTTCCGGCGCTCGATAATCCAAATATCGAGAAAGGGGCGGAAATGCCAGAGACGGCGAAAACGCCGGTTGATGCCACCAATATGCCGATTGGCGCATGCTTCACCCGAAGACGCTTGATCGTCCTTCGTTTGAAGACGTGAAAGCGATCTGACAAGGAAGTTCTCGGCTAAATTTCAGACGAGTTCGGCGAACGTCACCGATCCCGACACGTTCATTGAGGCGCTTGGCGCGGTGCCGAGACGAAGACAGAAGGCCTGGCTCGGCGCGATGATGATCCGATCGTCCTGGCCGGCGGGCGACCAATAGAATCCGTTGAGGAAGTTGAATTCATCGGCAAGCAGCGTGGCTATGGTGCCGGTAGATGTGGCGAGCGTGGTGTTGTTGATGGTCGCGGTGACGGCGGACGCCGTGTCGTTCGGCGTCATCGGCCTCGGCGTAACCGCAGTCCCGCCGGTGATGGTGGCCGTCGCCGGCACGCGCTTGAATGTGATATCTTTCGCTTCCCATGCGGTGAGCGTCTTCTGCCCGAGATTCACCGCATGAATCTCGATCGGAACGGTCGATGCTGCGAGCAGTGTGATAAGGTCTTGCGCCGCAGCGACAGCCACGCTGTCGATACTGACAGTATAAATTCTTGCCATTATTCAAGGTGTCCCTTCAGTACGAAAATCCCTGACGCCTCTCGACGAAATTGCGAACCCGGATTGGTTTTATCGCCTGCACGCTGTTCGACAGAACGACGATACCGGAGCCGCCTTGGCCGCCATTGCCAGAGCCGCCGTTGTTGACGTTTCCGCCGCCACCACCACCGCCGCCGGTATTGGCCACGCCGGGGCCGCCATTGACCGCACCAACCGCACCACCTCCGCCGCCACCTGAACCACCACCGCCTGGATTCGTGCTTGGGTTGGTATCGCCGCCACCCCCGCCGCCGCCGGCATAGGTGACGGGCGATCCGCTGATCGATGACGAAACCCCTGCGCCCCCGTTGCCGGAATTTGGCGAGGAGGCGTTGTTTCCGACCGCGCCTGCGCCGCCACCGCCGCCCGAAACACGTTGATTAGCTGCGCCGCTTTGGCCGCCGCTATTACCCTGCCCCGCCGTGCCGCTGCCGCCGGAAGTCGTGCCGGTTATCGACATGCCTGCACCGCCGCCAGAACCGCCCGTGGAGCCGGCGAAAGTATTGCGAGCCCCGGCGCCGCCGCCGATCGCGGTGAATCCGCTAAATACCGAGTTGGCGCCGTTGGTCTCGGCGATCCCACCTCCCGCGACGTTCACGGTAAAAGAGCCAGCGGATAGCGCGGTCGTTCCGGTAAGAAGCCCTCCCGCTCCACCGCCGCCGCCGCCGATCGAACCGCCTCCCCCTCCGCCGGCGACGATCAGATAATCCGTCGCGATCACACCACCCGGAACGGTCCATGTGGATGTTCCGATTGTCGTGAATTGCGTGACGGTCGCAAACTCATAAACGAGGACGCCGGTAGAAAGACCTGGATGCCATGCCGGCGTCGGCATATCCCACTGGTCAGGCGATGGCCCGATATCTTGCAGCGCGCGCCAGAACGTCAGCGCCGCGACCAGATCGTCGAAATTCCCTTGCCAGAGAATCGCGCCGCTGATGCCGCGCGCAACGATCTTGTAGTGGAATTCATCTCCCTGTGGCTCGAACCATTGAACAATGCGCCGGGACTTGAAGGCCTCGGAAAGAAGCAAACGGCCATCGCGGAATTGAGTGCCTGCCAGATCGACATTCCAGATTGTCATGTGATCGGCTTTACGTAATCGTCAGGATGCCGTTGGTCAGATCGGTCACGACCGTAAAGGTGTTGCCATTGGTCAGCGTGATCGGGCCACCGTAATCCCACCAGCCGATCAGCGGCTTGGTCGCGGACGTCGAGTTATACAGCACCGCAAATTCAAACGGCCCGATCGAGCCGCCAGACGCGGTCCATGACGGCTGCGTCCCCGCCGTGAATTTGAAAACGCCCGAGGCCTGCGCGCCGCTCGTGGTTCCGATAGTCGCGCCGCCTGCGGTGTAACCGTTCGCGGTCGCAAGATCGGCGGGCGTGTTGTAAACCGTATTGGTCGCGACCGGCGCGGTGTTGGTCAGGTAGACTTTATAGACCTGGGCGGTTCCGGTCTTCATATCGTGCAGGGCATTCGCCACGTCCTGCACAAAGCAATTGAATTTATTGAATGATGCCATATTGCCCTCATGGCGTTTTCAAGCGAGGCGGATACCGCTTCGCTTGAAGGAACGCGTCAAACAAAGAAATAGAGCCTCCGTCCGATTCAATCGGAACGGAAAAGACGCTAGTGGAGCGGATTTGACATTCGCTACCCACCCAGCCGCATACACGGGAAGCGAATGTCAGAATCGGACCGCTAGAAAACCTGCCCCGAGACCCGAACCGTCATCGGTCCGGCGTTGAACGCCGACGTCAGTCCGAGATTGTTCAAATCGTTCAGCGCCGTGCCAAAGCCGAGGCCCCAGGTCTGGATGCGACCGTCTTCCTTGACGTAAGGCGCCGATTCAAGGAGCGCCCCGTAGAGATAAAGATCGGGAGCCAGCGTCAACAGCCAGTTACACGCGTTCGAAGCCAATGCCGGAATGGTCTGCCGGTACACCATCTCGATGGTGTAGGCTGCATCTGGTGTTGGCGCGATTTCGATTTCGTCGCCAAACACCGTGAAGTAGCGCGGCTGCGCCACGACGTCGGACGTGCTGAAGCGGTATTCGTCCATCTGCGTGCCCGACTTGAATTCGAGAGACGGTTTCCCGGTCACGCTCGACAATCGCACCCGGCGCATCGACTGGAAATCCGCCGGCAGCGAAATGAATTCGGGCTCGCTCGATGCGGTATTGACGAGCGCCGTCGAGCGGCGCTCCATTTGGCGAACGAACAATTGCCGGTTGAACTTCGCTTCGGCGAGCTGGATGAAAGTCGGGATCCGCGCAATCAGCGTCGTATCCTGATCCCTCGCGAGATATTCGCTCACCGCTGATTGCAGCGACGTATAATCGAGGATTTGCGTCACGGTAACCCCGCTGACCATCCGGCTTGTAGTTTCGGCCTATCGGTTCGCAAATAGGCCCATTCCGGATCTTCGAGTTTCCTTTGCACGATCAGATCGAACTCAGGCGTGAACATCCGCAAGGAGGTGTTGCCCCTGGCGTGTTCCTCGTCCAACCATTTGACGTAAATGACGTTGGGGATGCGGGCGACGTGGCGTCCCCAATCGCCGTGCTGCTCGTCGGCACGCGATTGCTGGTTCCACTCCAGAATCGGCTCGACATCCTGCACGTGCTCGATCGCAAGATCTTTGCCGTTGCGATCGATGTGGGCGCGGATCGTAACGCCGTCCATCACGACATTTCCGTGGTCCACAACGTTCCCGCCGTGGCCGTGACGAGCCCGTTGGTGGCCGCCTTGATGGCGGAGATACGCTGGCCGGGATTGACGATGACATACTCGATGACATTGGCCGGAAGAAACGTGTCGGCCGTCGTCGCCGTTTGCGCACCATCGCCGATCCGGTAGCAACAGGCCGCATTCGCCACCAGGCGAAGCTGGTAGGTCGACGGACCGAATGCGTTTGTTATCGCCACGCTGGCGTCGAACGCGATCGTCTGCGTCGCCCCGACGCGGGAGGACGGATGTTTGGGAAAGAACGACATTTATGCGGCCCTCACAGCGACGGAGAAGTGCATCGGGATCGACCCGCCCGACGCGCCCGACGGGGTCAATACGATCACGTCGTCCTCGTTCAGGTAGGTGGGTGAAGGCGGCGTTGCTGAAAACAACTGGCCCGCGGCCGAGCCGGATTGCGGCACGGCGAACGTTGCAAGCGTGGTTGTGTTGGCGGACACGGTGACGGTGGCGTCCGTGGTGGTGATGGTTCCGCCGAGAATGCCGGTTGCTTTCAGAAGCCGGCAGCGAAAGGGAACGCGAATATAAGCCGGGACAGGCGCAGTGCCGCAGGAAGGCGTGTAGGCCGTCAGGTCAACGGAGTTGAACGTATGATTGCCGGGCAGTGGCATTTTTGGTCTCCAGGGAAATGGGGTCAGGCTGTTGCCAGGTCATTCCGGGTTGGCCCATCAAGGACCAGACCCGGAATGACGGCGTGAAAAATCAGGACGCGGTGTTGTCGAAAATGCCGCCGCTCGATTTTTCATTGCGGGCGACCAACGCGTATTCCGCCAGGATCTGACGACGATCGGAGTCACCCGTTTTGGCCAGCGGAATCGAAATCATGTTTCGTCCGTTCAGATAGGCCACCGCCCACTTGTCCATTTCCAGGACGAGCACGTCGCGGGTCCGCTGGAAGCGGTTTGCCACCACCTTCAGCTTTCCGAAATCGGACTCATAGGCATCGACCGAAGCCACGATTTTCTTCGACTTGGCTTCCTCGATCGCGGTGGAACGACCGGTGAAGGTCGAGAACACCTGCTTGTTGAAGGCGCCCGTGAAGATGGTGTCTGGCTTGCCGCCATTGGTCCAGATCGAGGACAGCACGCTTTTCAGCCGCGCTTCGGTGAACGCAATCTGCGTACCATCGGTACGCGCGCCGGTGCCATCGACGGGAGACGGGTCGGCGGGAGAGCCGGCCGTCCCCTTCGAGGTGTTGGACGCGATCCATGACAGGATCGAGGCCGTCTGGCGGGCTGTGGTCGTGTTGCCGGTGACCTTGGCCTGGTTGGTGCCGACCAGGATGGTTTCGATGTCACGCTTGAGCTCGAGACCCTTGAGCAGTTCCTGATACGCAAGTTCGTTGTCGCGGCCGGCGTGCTCGACGGCCTGCTGCGTGCCCGACACCCGGGCCACCTTGTAGGAGATTTGGCAGAGGTTGCCGAGACGAACCGTCGGCGTGGTTGCATTGGTGGTCGGATCGTCGCCTTCGAGCTGGGCGTTCGCCGAGGAAGCCGGAGCAAGCGCCTGGGTCTGCCATTCGTGATTGACGGCCGCGGCCTTTTCTTTTTCCGCCCCGCTCAGGAACGGGGTGTCGGTCGGGTCGATGCGATAGATGATATCGCTCAGGTCTTCGCGGTTGCCAATCGCCTGGTAGCTGGCAAAGGTGGAAGTCGGTAGAGCCATAGTCGTTATTTCCTTGGATGATGCCGGCGTTGGGCGTCACACATTGTGCCGCGCACAACTGGTGAGCAGCCTTAACGAGCCGGTGCGTTGGTCTCGATGAAGACCTGGACGGGTTTTGGAGTGAGAAGACTTCGGCTTGCTCGATGGCGCGGAAGCTTGGCTTCCGGTTCGGCTCCCTTGAGGTCTTCACCGGGCGCCTGCGCGTCTCGCAGGGTCGGCGTTGGCTTTCGCCAATTAAAAAGCCCGCGACCGATTTTCCGGCGCGGGCTTAAATCTTGCGATGGTGAATATATGCCGGTGATTTGCCCGACGTGTCAAGCGAAGCGAACCACGCGACTCGCCAATCGCCTGACATCGGGCGCGACAGCGAGCGCGGCGTTAGAATCTAGTTCAGAATCGAGACTGGAGAGTGGAACGCTAAAAGAATCTTCCGGCTCGGCTGGCGCGGGCGGCGTATCTCCGAAATATTTCAAAACACCGCCAGTGCTCTGTTGTTCGGGGAAGGGATTGC